TAGGATGTATTTGGGTCCTTATATGGATTTATTTATGGCTCGAAGAGATAGATTAGCACCACAAATTGGTATGAATGCATCTGGTAGTGAACTTCATGAAAGGTTGTTGCGAATGTTTGAAATGATTGAAGGAAAAGTTGGAAATATTCATGCTTTTCTTGTTGAGAAGGGGTGGATTGATAAAGACTATGACAAATATGATAAGCGATTATTAGTCATAGCTTTTTCAACTTATGTTGTTTGGCTTTTAGTTCAAGCAACACCATTTTATCAACAACCATGTAATAGAGTTGAGTTATTGCGAGTTCGAAGTTTACTCCAATCTCGTCAACAATATGTTGTGATCATTGGTAATGATGTTTTTCTAATGGACACTGGTGCTCCAAGCGGATCTTGGGGTACAACTTGGTGGAATTGTATAGATGAGTCTCTTTTGGAGATAGTCCAATTTTATTTCCTTATACATTATAATCAATGTTCAGGACAACCAACTTTTTGTAACTTTGTTATGAAGTGGAAGCAACCATTTCCATTTTTTGATCATGTTGCACTAGTTGATTATGGTGATGATAATTTAGTTTATGTATCACGAAGTGTGAGAGGTGCATTCACACATGAAGCTATAATGGCTTTTGCTAAGTTTATTTGTATGGGTATAACACCTGCAAAGAAGACTGAGACAACAATTACGTTTAAAGTTGTCACTGATGTACTATTTTTAAAACGAACTCCTACGTGGGATCCACGTATCCAAAGACTTGTTGGGCGATTGGAGTATAAATCAATCGGAAAAATGTTGGCTTTCACCAATTCTCGTGACCCTTCTTGGGAACGTATGGTATTGATGCAGGCAACACGTGAGATGGCTAGTTATCCATTTGAACATTTTGAGCAATTTAAACACATATTTGGTGTTGTTGCTAATCAAAATGATGTCATAGATCTAGTTATGAATACGAAGTCGTGGAGTGAAGATCTTGGTAATGATGTTATATATCTAACCACACTCCCAGCCGTGCCAGGGCTTTCAAATCTAACTGTTAATTATAATTATTATGAGGACCAGTTAGCTGGCCTCGTTTAAAATTATCAGCTTTAGCTGGTTTTCCCCAAAAAAAA